ACGTTTAAAAGACACTCCAATTTTTCACAATCCGTTGAGAAGCAGACGATACGCGGAGATGTGAAAAATAACTCGATGTCAAGTGTTCAGATTGATAAATCTGGTGATATGCTTGGCTATATTTACCTCACAATAGATGATACAAATCAAGCTATGGACACTTCTCGTTGGGATCTTCTCATTGATAAGGTTGAACTCCTCATCGGTGGTTCTGTAATTGACAGTCAGGACTCTATTTTCACTGAAAACATTGCGATAGATACATTCGCTCAAAACGTTTCTAGATCTGCGATAGGTACACACCCAGGTGTGAGTGCGCGTTCTTATTTCTACCCACTTCGCTTCTTCTTTTGTGAAGGTCCACAATGTGCATTACCCCTAGTGGCTCTAAATTATCACAACGTTGAATTGAGAATTTATTGGGGGTCGCAAGCATCCAATTATAACTTTGAAATGTATGCAAACTATTACTATCTAGACAATGAAGAGAGGGGTAATATAGCTACCCGAACCCACGATCTCCTGATTACACAGGTACAAAAAAATATACCAGGTGGAGAGACCACACAGGATCTTATATTCAATCACCCAGTTAAATATATCGCGTCATCCGATACAACTACTGATGGCGCCCTTACTTCACCAACAAATAAAATTAAATTAGTCATAAATGGAGTTGAATTAACCAATTATAAATGGGGTAAACCCCACTTCATAGATGTTATGAGTTACTATCATACAAACTTTGTAACCTCACCAGACTTCTTCCTCTACTCTTTCTGTCTCATGACAAGTTCTCTACAGCCAACTGGTACACTCAACTTCAGCCGAATAGAGTCAGCCAAAATCATGAGTGAAACTTTTCCCATAAATGACCCAATTTATGCAGTCAATTACAATATCCTCCGTATACAAAATGGAATGGCGGGTCTTCTCTACGCAAATTAATTTACCACTCTATATTAAATGGTTAAGAACTTACCTACAGTAGAGAGATCTACTCAGATTAGGTTTGGTAAGAATACACCCGAAGCCACGGAACAAGCAGAAAATACAATCGTTTTTAATGCGAGTAACGATACATTTTCAGCAGAATATAGTAATGCTGTATATTTGTCACCAATCAGAAATAGGAGCGATTATACAGCTCCAGAGATTGTACTTCTTATGTATGATCGTAATACTAAGGAGATCACAGAGTCTGGTGAGTCTGCAAATGCTCTCATCGGTGGTTCAACTCTAGATACTGTAGTCAATCGTGCTAATGCCACATCAAATACTGTTCAATTCATAGGTGGAGGTATGTTAAATAATGGTGTAGCATTTGTAACAGACTCAAATATTGGTATTTCAAATTTACTCCCAGAACATACTGTGAGTGTCGGTTCAAACCTCTACATTGATGATGTGGGTTCAAACGTGCTCGTCGTTTCAGGTAACGTAGCCATTTTAGATAATCTCGTAGTTGATGGAAATCTTCGCGTAAATGGCGGCACCACTGTGATCTATACAGAAAATACTACGATTAGGGATCCTCTTATTGAACTCGGAACAAATAATGGATCGAGTGATACAACCCTTGATTTAGGTATTTTGATGCATAGACCACACGCGTTATCAAATGTAGTTATTGGTTACCGAGAGGACACTGATGAATTTGCTTTAGCTTATACAGACTCGAAACCAACTGATACCACATTTACCCCCAAGACTGATGAAGACATTAACGTTCATGTCTATGGCCTCACCCATATTGATGCTAATATTTACGCGCACGAAGATGTCCTTGTGGATGGCAATACATACATCTCTGGTAATGTTGTAGCCTCCAAGGACTTTACCCTAACCGGGAATGCTTATGTGGACGGAAATGTGGTGGCCTCAAAGGACTTTACCCTAACTGGGAATGCCTACGTAACTGGTAATGTTGTAGCCTCCAAGGACTTTACCCTAACTGGGAATGCTTATGTAACAGGTAATGTCAGTATCACAGAGGAATTGACTGTTAGCAACAATGTGTATGCCGATAAGGACCTAGAAGTTGTGGGTAACGTCTATGTTGATGGAAATGTAGTTGCCTATAAAGACTTTACCCTAACTGGGAATGCCTATGTAACGGGTAATGTTGTAGCCTCTAAGGACTTTACCCTAACTGGGAATGCCTATGTATCTGGAAATGTCAGTATCACGGAGGAATTGACTGTTAGCAACAATGTATATGCCGATAAGGATCTAGAAGTTATGGGTAACGTCTACGTTGATGGAAATGTAGTTGCCTCTAAGGACTTTACTCTAACTGGGAATGCCTATGTAACGGGTAATGTTGTTGCCTCTAAGGACTTTACTCTAACTGGGAATGCCTATGTAACGGGTAATGTTGTTGCCTCTAAGGACTTTACTCTAACTGGGAATGCCTATGTAACGGGTAATGTTGTAGCCTCTAAGGACTTTACTCTAACTGGGAACGCATATGTAACTGGTAACGTTGTGGCTTATAAGGACTTAACTCTCACTGGTAACGCCTATGTAACTGGTAACGTTTCTATTACCGAAGAATTGACCGTTAGCAACAACGTATATGCCGACAAAGACCTTGAAGTCATGGGTAACACCTACGTGGATGGCAACGTTGTAGCCTACAAGGACTTCACACTTACCGGTAACGCTTATGTTACTGGTAACGTCAACATCACAAATCAACTAACGGTCCGTGATAACGCCTACGTCACTGGGAATGTTCAAGTAACCGAGTCCCTAATTGTGAGTGGTAACACCCACCTTGAAGGTGACAACATTTTCATCACCCACACAATGGACTTTTTGGATCCCACCACCGCCATTGTGACTGATCAGATCTCAAACGTTCAGATCCGTTTAGGGCAGTTGGAGAATGTGAGTAACTTGGCTTCTAATCCACGTGAGAATCAGGTGCTTAGATACGTTGATAATGAATGGTCAAATGACTACCCTCAACAAAACTTTACACGGGTCAAAAATGGTTATACCATAGCCGAAGGTGTTACTCTTTATAAGGGTAACACCGTATATGTATCAGCTACTCAAAACGCTGGTCTTGTACAAGTTAGAACCGCACAATCACACATAGCTTCGCAAATGCCATGTTTTGGTCTTGTGTATGAAGATATTGGACCGGAAGACGAGGGTATTATTTTGACATATGGTATTATCAAAAATCTTAATACAACTCACTTGACAGCTGGTGGAACTGTTTATGTGAGTAATGTCTATTCGGGTTACCACACGTCGGTAAAACCAGATGATGATGTATCGGCAAGTCCGGATCTCATTCAAAACTTGGGTATTTGTACAAGGTCTCACGTCTCATCTGGTGCGATTTTTGTAACTGGTATCGGCCGTGCCAATGATATTCCAAATGCGGAATTGATTACAGACTACAATGACATGAATTATGTGTATGTCAATGATTCTGGAAATGATCTTAAGAAGATTGCTTCCGAAAACCTGAACATTCCACTCACAACAGCTGTGAGTAGTTCAAGCAATTCCGCGGCAAATGCGGTGACCCTCCGAGGTGTGAGTATTACTTCCGGTGATGGTTTCCATGGTGACCTTGTAGTTGCTGGAAATGTAACCGTTGATTCTACAACCCTCCACGTAGACGCTGAGACTAACAGAGTTGGTTTGGGAACCGTGCGACCCGGGCAACTTCTAGATGTGAGAGGTGCAGCCAACGTGGGCGCCCTTGTTACAACATCTACCGTTATATCCGATGCAACTGTAGCTACTGATGAAACTACAGGTGCCCTTCAAGTGACTGGTGGTGTTGGTATAGGAGGTGATCTTTACGCAGGTGACACAACACTGGATAGTGTTTCACCTTTAAATCTATCTGTTGGCACAGTGCCAATTACAGATGCAAACAAAAAATTAGTTGATTCTCTCATCACCCAAAATGGAACTGGTAAATTAATAATTAGTGCAAATGTTGAAATTACTGGTAATATTTCTGTATTAGGTAACTCATTTTCAATTACATCAAACGACTTAATTATAAGTGATCGTATTATTGATTTGGCTAATAACAATGCGTCGTCTACACTTGATGTTGGTATTCTTATGGAACATCCTGGTAAGAATATATTCGTTGGTCACCATACCAGTCCTCAAGACTACTTTAGCATAGGATATACATCTAACGGATATGCTGAAGACCACGTGAATTGGAACGGTACAGATCATATCACCGCAAATATTTGGGGACACCTCATATCACAAAACACTGTGACAGTTGAATACGGTAATGTATACATCGTTGACGGTGGACTTGGTATTGGAATTGGACATGGCGATGATGACAACGTCCCAGACTCAAAGTTGTATGTAACGGGGAATGCTCACGTAACTTCAAACATTTCTACAGATTCTAATGTCCTCATAAATGGCCCAACTGCAGCTACTTCAACGACAACAGGTGCCCTCCAAGTAGCGGGTGGTGTGGGTGTGGTTGGTGAGATACATAGCGGTGCTATTAGCGCTGCGAAAGACCAAGATGTGACATCCTATTTGGGTAGAGCCGCTATAGGATATAATGGGGAACAGTCCGATCATGCTACTTTCGCACACGTTGACCACAATACACTCGGGAGTTATGCATTTAAACAGACTGCTGCGGGGTCTACACAAATAAACACGAAAATAGGATTTCCAATCATTTTTTCAGTAAATAACGCTGAAAAGGGGAGATTCAAAGGAACTGGTGATTTCGCTGTTGATACCGACACACTCTACGTTGATACCGCAAACGATAGGGTTGGGGTGAACACAGAATCACCCGGATACAGTCTAGACGTTCAGGGTGATGCTTACATTAGCGACGCTACTGATGCTACGACAACAACGTCTGGAGCTTTGCAAGTCGTGGGTGGTCTAGGAGTTGCTAAAACAATCTTCGCGGCTGATATGTCATCTGGGAGTGTTGATGTGACAGATAACACTACATCTACAAGTAAAACCACCGGTGCTCTAAAGGTTGCTGGTGGTGTGGGTATAGTAGAAAATCTATTCGTTGGAGGAATTGGTAAGATTGAAAATACCACGGATGCTACGACAACAACGTCTGGAGCCTTACAAGTCGTGGGTGGCCTCGGTGTTGCTAAGACCATATTCGCGGCGGACCTGTCATCTGGGAGTGTTAATGTAACAGATACAACCGAAGCCACAGATACTCAAACAGGTGCCGTAACAATTACCGGTGGTTTAAGTACACAAACAAATGTTCACGCCTCAAATATTTACACTACAGGTGGTCTCATCACAAATACAGGGGGTACTGCAAAGAAAACATACTCACACACAGGGACTTTACCAATTAATGCGACTGTGGCAAATGCGACATTTGGTGTTGTTTTTTCAAACTACGTGTTTTATGCAAAAATAACGGCGACACTTGTTGAAGGTACTGCGGTTGTAAGTAATTTTATACAAGAATGTTGTGGTGGTCATATTTTAGGTGGTACACCTGGTACGATAACTTTAGGTGGAACAACTGTAATTGGTCATAGTGCCTGCCCATGGAGTACAGAAGTAACATCTGATACAACCACTGTCACATTCAAAGCAGATGAGGCTGTCGTGGGTGATGGATATTACGATATATTTGTTGAGTATCTCTCAGCGCACCCGGACGGTAGAGTACTCAAGTTTACAGAAGGTGGTTCAGATGAGATTACATTTAATTATTAATTGTTGTAAATTAGCCGCTTAAAAAAACGTAGTTATTAATAGTAGTGTCAATCATGACAACAAAAATCCAAACGTTCGGTGGTAACATTGGTATTGGTACGACCGATCCAGGAGATTTTAAATTAAACGTACATGGATCCCTCAAGACAAGTTCTTTAGTGGTTAATGGTGTAACAAATGCACAAGTACCTATAGGTTTACTCGGAATGTGGAGTGGTTCATTTGGCTCTATTCCATCGGGGTGGGCTTTATGTGATGGGGGTACGTATACTCGAACAGATGGAGGGGGGGATATTGACACTCCAGATCTCAGAGAAAAGTTTATCAGGGGAGCTGACGGAGATGCTCCATCTCCGGTGGCAACAGGATCCACGGGTGGTAGTAACAACGTGACGCTATTATCAGTAGCCAACCTCGCATCTCATTCACATGGAGTGACTGTTAATCAGGGAAATGCAAATCATGGTCATGGACCAGTTCCTGCGCCTGTTACATCCAACGCCAATATGCTACATGGTCACCCTGTGGGTAACACCCAAACACCACATAATCACGGTGTAACAGCCACAACAAATACCCCGCATAACCACCCTGATTCAGGGGGTAGTTCTCCGACGCCTCATAGTCATTCCGCAAATGCGGCAAATATGCCTCATTCTCATAACACGTCCACGGGAAATATACCTCATGCCCACAATTCTCCTGTCCTAAACAATGCAGGTTCGCGAACTGGTACATCCACGTTTTCTACTAGGACACAGACTACCACAAACTATTTCAGAACTGACGCGAATGGACCACATTCCCACAATGGCCTTCAAACAACCCCACAGCATGGTCACGGCTGCCCTAGCGCCAACGCCAATCATACTCACAATACTGGAAGTGATAATTGGGCGCATAGCCATTCACTAAATACCGTTAACGCGAATCATTCTCACAATACAGGGCCTGGTAATGCACCACATTCTCACACTGTGAATGCCGTTGACGCACCCCATGGACATACTGGTAGTTCAAATAATACCGGTCAAGGTACATCCTTTTCGGTTCTAAACGCATATTACGCACTATTTTATATAATGAAGATTTAAGTATTTCGTAAATTAACCACTTAAAAAAACGTAGTTATTAATAGTAGTGTCAATCATGACAACAAAAATCAAAACGTTCGGTGGTAATATTGGTATTGGTACGACCGATCCAGGAGATTTTAAATTAAACGTACACGGGTCCCTCAAGACAAGTTCTTTAGTGGTTAATGGTGTAACAGATGCACAAGTACCTATAGGTTTAATTGCACCATGGTATGGTTCACTTGGCTCTATTCCATCGGGATGGGCATTATGTAATGGGGATACGTATACTCGAACAGATGGAGGAGGGAGTATTGCCACTCCAGACCTAAGAACTAAATTTATCAGGGGAGCTAATGGAGATGCTCCATCTCCGGTGGCAACAGGATCCACGGGTGGTAGTAACACCGCATCACTTTCAGCAGCCAACCTCGCACCTCATTCACATGGAGTGACTGTTAATCAGGGAAATGCAAATCATAATCACACATCCACCCAAACAGATCCACAACACACTCACGGTGAAAATTCTAACAGCTCCACCGCGCCTCACAACCACGCTGACACAGGTCAGACTTCTGTTAATCACGTACATGGTGAAAATTCTAACAGCTCCAACGCTAATCATAATCATGGATCTGCCCAAAGCGACGCAAACCATGGACACGGGCTCAACAAAGGCTACGCAGTTCATACTCATGCTATCAGGGATGGAGCTGGCGCTCTTCCAGGTAATCCAGGCACTACGCAGTTCTTTGTACATGAGCAGACTTATGTAGTAAGTACCTATTCCAACGCACCTCATAATCACGGTCGTTCAACTAATACCCAATCACCACATTCTCACGGTGTGACTGGTTCCAGCAACGGACCTCATACTCATGAGCTAGCGAATGCCAATACACCTCATCATCATAATACAGCAAATAATAATGCATCCCATAATCATAGCACACCCCAGGTTAACGCACCCCACAGTCATACCGTGTCTGCCGTTGACGCACCCCATGGACATACTGGTAGTTCAAATGCAACCGGACAAGCCACAGCCTTTTCGGTTCTAAACGCATATTACGCACTATTTTATATAATGAAGATTTAAGTATTTCGTAAATTAACCACTTAAAAAAACGTAGTTATTAATAGTAGTGTCAATCATGACAACAAAAATCCAAACGTTCGGTGGTAATATTGGGATTGGGACGAACGATCCGGGAAATTTTAAGTTAAACGTAAATGGGTCCCTCAAGACAAGTTCTTTAGTGGTTAATGGTGTAACAGATGCACAAGTACCTATAGGTTTAATTCAATTGTGGTATGGTTCATCCGGCTCTATTCCATCGGGATGGGCGCTTTGTGATGGGGATACGTATACTCGAACAGATGGAGGAGGGAGTATTGCCACTCCAGACCTAAGAACTAAATTTATCAGGGGAGCCGATGGAAATTCTCCATCTCCGGTGGCTGTAGGATCCACGGGTAGTAGTAACAACGCGACGCTATCAGTAGCCAACCTCGCACCTCATTCACACGGTGTGACTGTTGATGCGGGAAATGCAAATCATGGTCATGGCACAACTGGTCAAACTAATGCGGCTCATAACCACTCACTCGCGGGTGACAATACACCTCATACTCATACCGCTACGACCACCAACGCCAATCATAATCACGGATTGAACGAGTCAAGCGCAAATCACAGTCACCCTAGTTATGGTCAGGGAGGTGCAGCACATAATCATAACACGAATACTGATAACATGGGTTCTCATAACCATAGGAGGCCAAACGTGGGATACACCGGTCCTCAACCCAGACAACCACCCGCGGGGAACCAAAGATTACAAAGTTGGAGAAACAACGCTCAACGTACTGGTACTAATAACGGGCCACATGAACATACACTTGACGGTACGCCTGGTCAACAACATTCTCATAACACTAATGCTTCCAACATGAATCATTCTCACGGGTTAGGAGCCAACAATACTCAACATTCTCATGAAGCTACAGGGGATAATCAATTGCCACATAGTCACACATTGGGTCAGGGTGGTGCACAACACTCTCACCCTGCTCCTGCCGTTGACGCACCCCATTCTCATACTGCTAGTTCAAATAATGCCGGTGAAGGTACATCCTTTTCTGTTTTAAACACGTATTACGCACTATTTTATATAATGAAAATTTAATACATTTTAAAAAATAAAAGTCTTACTATAATATAAATGTCTGGTGGTATTGCCCAACTTGTTGCTGTCGGTGCACAGGATGCACACCTCGTCGGTCAGCCTGAAATCAGTTTTTTTCGATCTACTTACAAGCGTCATACTAACTTCTCCCAAACTGTGGAACGTCAGGTGATCCAGGGTAACGTTTCCAATAACGGTATGTCCACTGTACGCTTCGAGCGCAAGGGTGACCTTCTCAACTATGTTTACTTTGTTCCTAACAATGGTCTCAAAACCCAAGCCGTATCGGATTGGACCACGATGATTTCCAAGGTTGAACTTCTTATCGGTGGTCAGGTGATTGATGAGCAGGACTCTACATACTCTACTCTCATCGCCCCCACCCTCTCTGCTACTACCTCCTCCAAGTCCGTCGCTGGTGGTCTCTACGGTGGCTCCGTCAACGAGAGCTTTTACCCTCTCCGTTTTGCCTTCTGTGAGAACTGGCAGACTGCCCTTCCACTCATTGCTTTGCAATACCATGACGTAGAGCTCCGTATCACTTGGGGTTCTGCGGCGGCTGATAACAGCTTCAAGTGGGATATCTACGCGAACTACGCGTTTCTTGACACCAACGAGCGTGATTACTTCGCCTCTACCCCCCAGAATATGATCATCACTCAGGTGCAGAAGGCCACAGCCTCCCGTGTCAAGATCCAGGAGCTCAACTTTAACCACCCCATCAAGTACCTCGCGGCTGCTAACGCCTCTGGTGTGAACATCCTGGCCGACGATGGTACCTACGATAACAAGGTTAAGCTTCAGATCAACGGTACTGACGTTGCTGACTACAAGTTTGCCAACCCCAACTTCAACACTGTACCTCTCTATTACCACACAACGAACTCGGGTTCCGCGGTCGCTTCTCCCACTATTGAGAAACTCTTCGTGTACCCATTCTGCCTTGAGACTGGTAAGATTCAGCCCACGGGTACCCTCAATTTCAGTCGCCTCGATACCGCTCGTATCGTGAACGATCGCCAGGATTCCAACGATGACATCTACGCGGTCAACTATAACGTCCTTCGCATTGAAAATGGTATGGGCGGGCTTTTATATTCTAACTAATTAATAACCCATATGTGGAACTTAGTATTTCTCATTGCCATCGTATTTGTATTGACGTATGATCCTAAATCCAGGACACTTGAAAAGTTTGTTGGTCAACCTGTAGCACCAACACAAAAGTCTTGTGAAGATACGCATTACCAATCCGTTCAATTTGCCAAAAGTCCTTATGAATGTCCAATTCCAGGAAAAACACAGATGGGAGTCATCGTGTAGAATACTTAAAAAGAAGGTATGTATTTAAGGTATAATGATTCAGATGGACCGTGAAACTCTTATGATGGTGGCTACTATTGTGGCCATTGCAGGTGTTATCTTTCTTTTTAAAGAGATGAACAAGGCTAAACAGGATGTTGATAATCTCAAGAATTTTTCAGCCCAGCTCATTCAGAAACTCAGTGCTCCGGTACCAACTCCTCAAGTTGAATCTACTGAGGAACCAGGTGCTACTAGTGAAGAAAAGGTGGAGGAATAAACATATCCGGTTATTATAACTTGCGAATGCGCAATGAAAAAATACAAAGCTATAGCGATACCGGTTAGTTTTGCCGATGAAAAACCTCGGTTTCTAACAGTTAGAGATCGCAGATTTAAGGATTGGATATTTGTCACAGGAGGATGCAGGAGAAGGGAGATTTTCAACCCCATTAGATGTGCCCTTAGGGAATTAGAGGAGGAGACCCGTGGTGTAGTCTCACTAAAAAATGGTGAATATACAGAGTTTAAGTTTACAGTGAAAGAGAGTCCCACGGTAGAATTGGAATATAATGTATTTATATTTTTTGTTGACTATACATCGGGTCAACAAAACACTCTCGTTAAGAAGTTTTACGATGAGAAGCAAAAAATGAATCTCAGGAAAATTCAAAAGCAACCCATAAAGAAAACATATGACGAGAATGATTATATGAGTTTTGACACTATTGAAGAATTTAACTCACGAAAACAATGGAAACTCATCATTGACAATGTTATAAAAAACCCAGAGTTTTACTCATGTGTGACTTCTCTTAATAGAAAAACCTTTTCTATTAAGTAGAATGAAGTCTAAGGCTTATATATTGATGCAGATCGGAGATCTCCTCGCGAAGAACAGGGGTCTCTGTGATGAAGAAGTTGACGAGTGGATGAAAGAAAATGATAAAAAGACCGTATACGAACTTTTAACACTAAAAAAGGAACTTTCTCAAAACCGGGAGTATCATGATGTCTCATGTATGAGATGGTTTAGAGAAGAGGAACAATAATAAGATATGTTTAAAAAGTGGTGCAGTCAAAATAATTTTAACAATGCAACCAATCTATCGCATGTGCTCATGGACGGAGGTGTCCTTTCTGTGCCATTCGATAAATTGAATGACTTCTACGAGAAGTATATAGAAGCTGTCAAGAAGGGAGAGAAACTCTACGTCGTTGAACAGAAGACGGACACGTACAATTTCTTCGTTGACATTGACTATAAGGATGAAAGAGCCTTAACCCTAGAGGAGATTCAGGGTATATGTAAAGTCATCTGTGATAAAGTGAAACGCCATGGTGGTAAAGAGTGTCTCATTTCTATTTCACCCCCGAAAAAGGCGGGTACCCTCGTAAAAACTGGTGTACACCTCAACTGGCCAGGGTACGTCGTTGATCAAGCTTCAGCCCTAGCGTTAAGGGAGCATATTCTCGTAGCACTCTCAAAAGCGAAAGGGTCTGTAGATTGGAATGAGATTGTGGATTTAGCTGTGTACGGCGACATTAGGAGAAAGTCTAAAGGGAGTGGATTTCGTATGCCATGGTCCCACAAGATGGCTAAGCATCAACAATGTGGTGGTCAGGGTTGTGAAGAGTGTAGTGGTACAGGTAAAATTGTACAAGTTGCCTATCTTCCCGTTTTCATTTATAAACATGGACCTTTGAGTACCCTTCTCAAGATTGATCAGCAACCGAATATTGATATCCTCAAGATGTCTGCTGTACGAACAAATGAACCTCAACACATAACTGTGGAACCCCCATCTAAAGTTATCAAAGAAGGTACGTTTACAGATGCACAGACAAAGGATGAGGTTCAAAATGATGAACTCAGGGGTCATATAGAAGACTTCATCCGGAGACATATAGAGGGGCAGAGTAAATCAGTGGTAACAAAGATATTCAAACACAAGGAGACGTACCTCGTTTCAACCAATTCCAAATACTGTGAAAACCTAAAGAGACCTCATAGTTCAAACCATGTATGGTTTCACATCAGTGGTTCTGTGATTGCTCAAAAGTGTTTCTGTAGATGTGAGACTATTAGGGGTAGGAGGGATGGTTTCTGTAAAGACTTCTATGGTCGTAAACACCAACTTCCATCTAAAATAGTTGAGCGACTCTATCCCAAGAAAGAGGATCTCAATAAATGCCCAGAAATCAAGAAGTTTGAAGAAAAGCCTCAAATCAAACAGTCGGATGTAAAAACTCCTCTAGAATCATTTATGCGTAGATGTATGAAATGCCCGGAAGATACACGGGTCGTCAGTATTACACAACACAAAAATACATTCACTGTTTTAACGACGGTTACACACTGTGAAACTATCAAAGGTGAACATGAAGGATCTACGATGTCATATATTATCAAGGGTACCAAGATAACACAAAAATGTCCCATTTGTAAAAAAAACAATGCAAGAACGTATGAACTCTGTGGTAGTGTCAAAGAGGTGCTCATACCAGTCAAAAACAGTTAACTCTGTTTAAAAAGATACTTAAAAAGCAGGGGTCTTTATGTAAATAATGGTACAAACACGTATGCGCCCACGTAGGAATATAAAAAAGCCGGATTTTTATACACCTGAAGAAACTGTTTTAGAAGATGATTACGCCCCAGAAGATCATGATTCTGTTATAGGTTCTGATATCTGCACAGATGAAGAAATTTATTCGGATGAAGAGAGTGAGAGTGACGACGAAGGGAGTCTGAAAGATTTCATCGTAGATGATGATGAGGAAAGTGAGGAAGAAGACACTTAAAAAAAACGGTGCCTATATAAAAAATGGAAACTGATATAGGAAATCCAATTGATTATGATCCAACTATGGATCCACTTAATAAGAGTGATGAGAAACATGAAGATAGTACACATATAAATGACACAATGGTCCAGGACCAATCGTACTATGTTCATCCTTCTGAAATGATGTATCACAATCCACAACCAGATAAGACTGATTTTTTATCTAACATTGACAAATCTACTTGGATTATAGCCTTTGCTGTATTCTTGTTGGGTTTTTTCATGGGTAAGACTATGCAACCTGTTATTCTTAAGTACGCGTAAGTTCTTGTAAACGACGCTCTAATTTTGCCTCAGCATCTTCAACTATTTGAGACTCTGATGGTTCATGTGGGAAATGATCATCAGTTGAATATGGTATAAATGTTCCAATGTCACCGTATATAGGTTGTATTTCACCTGTTAAATCACGATCCATAATTTGGGTGGGGTATTTTGGTATTATAAACGCATCCCTTGTATCCTCTATAAAACCTTTCGTTGTACTCACTTTGTTTTTTGAATTTAAATCAATATTGAATTTTAGATATGGTTCAAAAAACAAAACGAAGAATATACTCGTCAAAATGATGGTAACAACTATTTTCCACATTTTGTTTATTATATGGTAATATTTTTAATTAATTGGAGGTTACCTCAGATTCACCCTCCTCTTCAATCTCTTTGATTGTACCATTAGTAGAAGCCTCAGCTTCACGCTTCTTACGTCGCTCTTCAACCTCCTTAGAGACAATCTCGTCAGCCTCCTTGACGAGGTCCTCCATCTGGGCATCAGGCTTCTCCTTCTTGAGACGCTCAATGACATCAGCTGGGTGGCTGAGAGGTGGCTCATCAGGCTTCGTATAGAACTTAGAGTTCTCGTCACCTGGCTTGAGGAAGCTCTTAGACTCCATCATGTCCCGCTTACGCTCGTTGAAGAGGCGGGTGGCCTCACTCTGGTTCTCCTTGTAACCAACCATAATCTCCTCAAGCTTCTCATTAGTGTAATGGACATCCTCAATCTTTAGAGGATCGGGTGGGATGAGAAGCCACTTGTACATGTCAACGACGTAGATGTCAAAGGTGGAATCCTCCTTCTGAAGACGCTTCGCGTGGGAGGCAGCCTCGTCACGAGAGGCGAAAGCACCGCGAATCTTGATACCAAACTTATCATTCTTTTGGGGAGCCTCGGGACCTACGACAGAAAGGCATGCATAGAGCTGTCCGGGGACGGTAGTGTAATCCTGCTCGAGAGACATATTATACACTATACAATATCCAAAACTTTAAGCCAACTTAAAAGGATTATGTCATTGAATAATAATGAGAACTTTTTGGGATAAGCAACCGGTTCCTCAAGAAGGTGTCAACTATGAAAGGGGTAGGGAGATTGAAAAGGATAAGAAGGTTGTTGAAGAACCTATAAAGCTTCCAGATGGATTTTCATGGAAAGTGTGTTCCGTTGAAGAAGCCCATCCACTTCTTACCAATTATTATTTGGCGAGTGAGAGTAATATTCTCAGGTATTCTCTAGAAACCCTGAAATGGGCAGCTGAGTCACAAGGTTACGAAAATAGGGGTATTGTTCATGATGAGACACAAAAACTTATTGGGTTCATCTCTAGTGTTCCAAATAGGGTACGTGTTTGTGAAGATGTACTCAACATGGTTCAGATTAATTTCCTTTGTGTGCACGATGATTTTAGAACCATGGGTTTTGCACCACTTCTGATAGGTGAGATGAAACGAATCGCCAATACAAAAGGTGTGTGGCAAGCTGTATACACTGCTGTGACTAAAATACCAACACCCCTTGTGAAATCAATATATTGGCATCGCATCCTCAATGTTAAGAAACTTTCGGATATCGGATTCTACAGGGTTGCAAATAAAACGAAACAGAAGTATCTTGAAGTTCGTGGTACTTCTCAATTTAGGAAAATGCATACAGGGGACATCCCGAGGGTAACTGAGATATTACAAAATCATTTCAAGAAGTTCAAGATTGCTCCCGTGATTGATAAATCATGGGTAAAACATTGGATCCTTCCAGCCAATTCATATATAAACGATTCCGATGACACGTTCATCTCTTTCTACGATATACCGAATGAACGGAAAGATGGTACATCTACAATTTATCAGGCGTATTCATTTTACATAGTTGGGGATGTCTATAATGATGCATTCCTCATCGCTAGGAACTTGGGCTACGATTTGTTTACTACTTTAGATATTGGTCAGGGTGTACCAAATCTAGAGAAGCAGAAGTTTCTTATGGGGAGTTCTAGTGTTTATTATTACTTATTCAACTGGTTGCCATCTTCTTCAATCTCACTGGAAGACATTGAACTCAAATTACCTTGAGGTTCCAATCTACTCTTGATGAGTTTTACATATTCTTCATTAATCTCAACACCCACAAATGGGAGCCCAAGCTTCTTGGCAGCTACACATTCACTTCCAGAACCCGCGAATGGTACAAGAACGAAACCATTCTCTGGATCTTGTTTACAGGACTTTAGAAGTTTCTCACAAAGTTCTAGAGGTTTTTGAGTTGGGTGATCAACCCTTTCACCTTTTCCAGATGTACCCGCGAGAGTGGGCATCTTGATCACATCCCTTGGAAGAGCGCCACTGGGATGAGCTGCATAGACCGTAGTCGTTTCACCATTTGAATATCTACCTTTTGTAGCCGGTCTTTTCTTACCCGCCGCACCCTTTACGAACCCATCTGTGTAGGGCTCCCGTACATCATCCCGATGGAACACTTTGTCATCTTTCCATAATACGATGATACTCTCGTGGGACCTCTGCCAGAAATTGAGTTTGGGGACTGTCTTATTTGTGTAGTGCCACACAAGCCACCGTCGGTTTACATTTTGGGGGATGCGAGCAAGGATGAGAGCTAGGATTTCACTGAATCCATAAATAAACATAGTTCCATCCTTTCTCAGAACCCGAAGACACCCCTCAATCCATTCATCGCACCACTTAAGATACTCATCCATGGGTTGTTTGTCACTTTTATTTCCAAAGTCCTTACCGATATTGTATGGAGGATCAGCGATGACAATTTGTGCACTCTCGTCATTTAGAGTCCTAAGTACGTTCAGGATGTCATCATTTACAATCTTTTCCATTGTTAATTACTCGTGTTAAAGTTTTAAGTACATTTGGATACATGAAAGAATCACTTATCAAAGTTTCTACATGGATTAATAATTTATGTCATGTTCACCTCCATATAGGAGTTCAACCGACACTTGAATCTTTTTTATGGAATGAAACAAACATGAATAACCTGGTTATGAAGATTAAAAAGAATGTGAAGATGTATCATACGATAATTCGTCAACCCATTACTGGTACCATTTGGGAAGAAATACTGACAAATTCATTCAGTGATATTGGTCATGCGACGACATGGAAGCCAGACAACTCTCACAAAGTTGGTGAAGATATGAGACTTGTAGACTTTACTGAATCACGTATTTCATGTAAATCTGGTGTTCTCAAAAATAATCGGTCTCATAATTTGGGTTCATGCGTGGAATACAGTGGATCTCGTACAACAAGTTTCAAAACCTTAGAAGAAAAGTTAGAACATCTCAGTAAAAGTCATTGCGATTATCATTTCATGTTGTCAAAGAAAGATAAGTTTGATGGTACGTATAAATTGATTATCATTAAATCAGATATGTGTAACGTCAAAGACTTAGAATGGAAACCGAATAAGAATAAGAAAATTGGTGATTATGTGTCTGATCAAGGTGGTGATTTTAAAGCGGAGATAAGAGAATCTTGTAGTGGTCAGTTGTGGGTAACCTTACCCCTTAGTAGAGTTTCATATATGTATGATATCCAAACCTAAGTAAAAGAAATAAAACATAAAAATCACAAGATGGAGGAAATCCGAAAAAACCACAATAATGCCAAAAGGGATCTGATCCAATCTGTGACTCGGGATGGTGATCAGATCCTAGATGTTGGTTGTGGTTTTGGTGGTGACTTACAAAAGTGGCACAAATGTGGTGCTAACATGAGTATGTGTGATCCAGAACCAGAAGCCCTCATGGAGGCCAAGTCACGTGCCAAGAATATGCACATGAGGGTAAACTTCTATGAGGGTGACATTCATAAGTGTCCGAATAGGAAGTATGACATTCTTTGCTATAACTTTTCACTTCACTACATTTTCCAGACAAGGGACAAGTTTTTCACGTCAATTAGGGAAATCAGGAAAAGAATGAAACCAGGTGCGCGTCTCATTGGTATCATTCCAGATTCTGAGAAGATCATATTTAGAACACCCCTCAAGGATGATATGGGTAATTTCTTTCTAATGAAGGACCATGGAAATGGAGGTTTTGGTGAGAAGTTGTTTGTGAACTTAGTGGACACACCTTTTTATGCAGATGGACCGCGTTCAGAACCGGTCGCGTATAAAGACCTCTTAGTGACACATTTAGAAGAATTGGGTTTCAAATTGGAGTTATGGGAGGGTCTTACAGGTAACATAATTTCAGAACTGTATAGTAAATTTATATTTGTATATAAGAAATGATCGTGTTCATTATACTTCTTCTTATAAATGCCTATGTACTCGCGACGATACATGAACCACGGGAGTTTGTGGAAGTCAAAGAGAAATACGAGATTCTCAGGAAGCATGTAGATGATACACAGCATCCTAAATTTCACATGTTGACTAATCAAATTCCATTGACTGGTTTAAAGAAAATGAATGGAACTGTTGGGTATAATACTAATAAAGGTCAGGAAATCACTTTATGTCTTGATGGTTCTGTAAATGAAATTTTTCATGTCCTTATCCATGAATTAGCTCACTGTACTGTTGAAGAATACTCTCACTCGGATGAATATTGGAATAATTTTTTAGAACTTCGTGACGTGTGTATAAATTTGGGTATTTACGAAAAGATACCAGAAAAGACAGAGTTCTGTGGTCAGCATGTACAGGATAAATAATCTCAATAGATAGCAAATGAAAACACCTCTTAACGTTTTATTGGTGGCTATAGGATATTGGGTTGCTATTTACGGTGTTACCCAGGTACCGAATGTCTTCAACAACTACTATGTAAACCTAGTATGGCTAACTGTAGTGATTCCTAATGTATTCCATATGATGGTGGGACGCGTTCCTCAACTCGCGGTGGATCGTCAGTTCTTTTTCGCTACGAGCATAATTGCTCTGATTTTCACATACATTTTTAACAGGTTGTTTAAGAGAACGGGAAAAGATCTAAAGGAGTATGGGACTGACAAGGGCAAGACACTTAAGACGAATGCCTTGCTCATGGGGATGTTGTCCTTGGGAGCTCTAATTACCTATTATTCAGGTATTGATAAATCAATCTATTCTAATATGGGCTGGGAATCAAACGTTTAGGGCTTGACGACGTAGTCCTTCACGAAGTAAAAAACAATAGCCGCAACTACACCGGTAGACGCAAGACCAACCATACTCCTACTCCCCTGTTCGTTAAGGAACTTGGGAATAGAAGTCACCAACTTGTCTTGAACAGGCTTAGACACTGCGAGGGCCGCCGCGGCACCGGCGACAAGGGCGATCATTTGATCATCGGTAAGATTGAGAGGATTTTTGCTCTCTGGCTTGGCCTCCTGTACTTGAGGAGCAGCGTAAGCACCCTGAGGATTAGGGGCGGTCATTTGGGGCATCATACCCTGCATCTTGGGCTCGTCCATCATCATTGGGGCATCCATCATAATATCGTTAATGGGAGTAGAATCCATCGTAGTCTCTTTACTTTGGTTCATATTTTTTTCGGGTTGTGAAAACGCTTCACGATTCGGGGGTTGAGGAGTAAAGGTTGTCGTTGGATTGTCATTTAATGGTACCATTCCATCACCATTATCAGCGAGATTAAGTGTATTTATATCAGTAGACATCTGATATAAATACATGTTTTCTAGATATTCAAGTGACGCAGCCTGTCACTTCGTCTTTGTAATCTTGAGATTTGTCTTTTTGGTAGCCTTCTTAGCATCATCCTCTTTCTGTTGAAGATATTTGGGATTAAACATCTTTTTGTGAAGTCTCCAGAGGTCTGGACTTCCCACCCTAAAGTTTTTCCTCACAGTTGCTTTATACCAGAAGACACAATCCTGAATTTTGTTAGATTTCACTGTATTATCTAAAACGAGACATTCATAGTTTTCAGTACAAGCATCCATCACCTTACAAAACATATCGAATGATGGAAAAATCCCAAAGAATGATTTATATAACTTTTCTCTGTTCTGGATAATGTTTTCCCTGAGGATGAATACATAATCTACATTCGCTCTAAGCGCTGGTGGTAAATCCATAACATATTGCATCGTCAACATGAAGAATATCTTCCAGTGTCGCCCATTCATGAAGCATTGACGAATACATGTATCTTTCAGGAACTTTGAGTCATACATACAGTCATCTAGAAGCATGAAGGCTCCACAATTTGTTTTACCCGCACCTACCAGTTTTCTTTGTCTAGCCATGACTCTCTCTATAGCGTCTCTATCGTAGTCACCATAAATAAAGAGATCTGGTATAAAATCTGAATAAAAATGGTTACCCTCCTCTGTTCCTGAGAGAACTATACCAGCTGGAAGATGTTTCTTGTGGTACATGATATCCTTGACTAGGGTTGACTTACCTGTGTTACGCTTTCCAATAAATACACAAACCCTGTCATCTGATATCGTCTCAGGTTTGAATTTCTTCAATTGAAGGTTCATTCTACAGTAGTGTTTCGTTTTATTTAACATAATTTTACTCACATACTATAGGAATGTCAGGTCGCTTGAGACTTGCCGCCACTGGAGTCCAAGACCAATGGCTCACAGGAGATCCACAGTTTTCATATTTTCTGATGAACTTTAGGAGACATACTAAGTTTGCAATTGATTATGTAGAAACTCAATTTGATGGTGTTGATTTAGAATTTGGTAAAACTCTTCATTACAGAATACCTAACGACAAAGGTGATGTGATTAGAAATATGACTCTGAAAGTGACACTAGATGATCCATCACCGGGAGGAGATGAATGGTGTCCATCTATTATTTCACACTTAGTGGAGAGTGCTGAGCTTCTCATAGGTGGTCAGACTATAGAAAAGATTACGGGGGAGTACATTTATATGCATCAACAACTCCATAATACAGACGATGACACTGATCAAACTGTTTACTTCCTAAATGGTCATGGTCAGCTTCTGAGTTATACAGGTAACAATACCTATTTTATGGATCTCCCATTTTACTTTTACCGCAATCCAAGTCTTGCCATACCAACTTGTGCATTGACAAAACAACTCGTTGAAGTTAAAATTAAATTAAGACCTCTCACAGAACTTATAGAAGGTGGTGCATCAGAAAACGTGTCTGCGAATCTTATAAAATGTTCTATAGATACAGAGTTTGTATTTCTCACTGATAGAGAACGTAATTATCTTATGACGAGACCAATTGATTATGTTATTACACAGGTTCAAATGTCTAGTTTTGTTATGAAACCTGGTGAAAATACTAAATCTGTGATGCTTAACTTTTCACATCCAGTGAGAGAACTTTTCTTTGTGTCACAATCTGAAAAAGCCGTCAGGGACAATCATCCAAATAGATACAACAAGATTTTGAATGTTAAACTAAAGTTCAACAATGAAATAGTCTTTGACAGGGGTCACAAGTTTCTCGTATATGAACAAGCTCTAAAACACTATATAAGTCCTCCAGAATATGTAGCTAATACGAGCTATAAACAATCTGAGTTTGGTATGTATAGTTTCGCACTTAATCCAGAAGTGTATTATCCAACTGGACAAGTTAACATGAGTCGTATATTCCACAAACTTCTCACAATTCAAATTGACCCTATTAATGGAGTTGATAATAACAATACACGAGTGTATGCTGTAAACTATAACATACTCCGTGTAAATAGTGGTTTAGCAGGTTTAAAATTTTAGAATGTTATAATAGTAATGGCTGGTCGTGTTCAGCTTTTAGCATCTGGAGTCCAAGACAGGTTCTTTACATTGGATCCAGAGTATACATACTTTTTGCAAAGTTTTAGAAAACATACAAACTTTGCAAGAGAATATGTGGATATAGATTCAGAAAATGCAGTGGATTTTGGGGGTAAAGCGAGGTTTAGAATTGCTCAAAATACCGGAGATCTTTTAACAACACTCAGCGTAAAGATGAAATTACCACTTATTTCTACATTATTTTACGATGATCCTAGATACATAGAGTCCATTGGTCATGCACTTATTGAACATGCTGATCTCATTATAGGTGGAAAAATTATCCAGAGATTACCAAGTGATTATCTTCAGATATATTCAGAACACAACGTTACACAAACAAAGCAGCGGGCTCTCAAAGAACTCATTGGGAAGTACCCAGAGCGTACAGTATCCAGTA